ATGGCTATTGAGAAAAGTTTACAATCTATGGCACCCGAAGGTGAAGACTTACAGGGTGAAGAAGGTCTAGAGATTGAGATCGTAGATCCTGAGATGGTTACGTTAGATAATGGTGACGTAGAGATTACCCTTATGCCGGGTGACGAAGAAGACATGTCGGAGTTTGATTCAAATTTAGTAGAGATGCTAGATGAGAAAGAACAGCGAATCCTAGCAGATGAGCTTATTGGGCTTGTTGAAGCAGATACTGAAAGTCGTAAAGAGTGGGCTGAAACTTACGTAAAAGGACTCGACATCCTTGGATTTAAGTCAGAAGAGCGCACAACTCCGTGGGAAGGTGCTTGTGGGGTACATTCTACTGTATTAGCAGAAGCAGCTATTAGATTCCAAGCAGAAGCCATGTCAGAAACTTTTCCTGCGGCTGGGCCAGTTAAGATAAAAATTCTAGGTAGTGAGACTCCTGAGAAAGAAGAAGCTGGTGAACGTGTGCGTGTAGACATGAATTATCAACTTACCGATAACATGGTTGAGTATCGTCCTGAACACGAACGCCTACTATATAGTCTAGGACTTGCAGGATCGGCGTTTAAGAAGGTTTATTTTGACCCTACAATGGGTAGGCAGTGTGCATTGTTTGTGCCTGCAGAAGACGTTATCGTGCCTTACGGAGCGTCTAATATAGAGTCAGCAGAACGTGTTACTCATGTAATGCGAAAAACTAAAAATGAGTTACGTAGACTACAAGCTAATGGGTTCTACGCGGAAGTAGATATGGATGATCCTACTCCATACCATACAGATATTGCAGAACGTAAAGCTGAAGAAGGTGGGTACTCCCTAACTGACGATGATAGATATACATTGTTTGAGATCCATGCACATCTTGTTATTGAAGGTATTGATGATGAAGATGATCTAGCTAAACCTTATGTAGTTACTATAGAACGTGGTACAGGTGAATTGCTATCTATTAGACGTAATTATGAAGAAGATGATGAGCTAGAAATGAAGCGTCAGCATTTTGTACATTACTCTTACGTGCCCGGATTTGGCTTCTATGGCCTTGGACTGATACATATTATAGGTGGGTACGCTAAAGCAGGAACGTCGATTATACGACAATTGGTGGACGCTGGTACGCTATCTAACCTTCCGGGTGGGTTAAAATCACGTGGTTTACGGATTAAAGGTGATGATGCTCCTATTGAGCCGGGTGAGTTTAAAGATGTAGATGTACCATCAGGCAGTATTCGTGAGAATATCATGCCTTTACCATATAAAGAGCCTAGTCAGACTCTACTAGCATTACTTAACCAGATTACTACAGAAGGTCGTAGGTTGGGTGCTATTGCGGATATGGATGTTTCTGATATGTCTGCGAATGCGCCAGTAGGTACTACACTAGCTTTATTAGAGCGTGCATTGAAGCCTATGGCTGCTGTACAGGCGCGTGTGCATTATGCGATGAAGTTAGAGTTCCGTATGCTCAAAGAGATTATGTCTGAGTATGCTCCTGAAGTGTATGAGTATGAGCCGCATAGAGGTGAAGTAACGGCTATTAAATCTGATTACGCAATGGTCGAAGTGATACCAGTAAGTGATCCTAATAGTACGACTATGGCGCAGCGTGTAGTTCAGTATCAGACTGTATTACAGATGTCACAGCAAGCTCCACAGATATATAACCTACCCCAGTTACACCGTCAGATGATTGAGGTGTTGGGTGTGAAAAACGCAGAGAAGTTAGTACCTACGAAAGACGATGTAAAACTAACAGACCCTATTAGCGAGAATATAAATGCGCTAGCAGGTACCCCCATAAAAGCGTTTATAACGCAAGACCATGAGGCGCATATAGCGGCTCACACACAGTTCTTAGAAGACCCTAAAGTTCAACAAGGACTAGCTAAAAACCCGCAAGCTAAAGGCATTATGCAAGCCTTACAAGCACACATTGCGGAGCACGTTGCGTTTAGATACAGAGCTGAAGTAGAGAAGAAGATTGGTGTAGCACTACCGTATCCTAATGAAGAGCTACCACCAGAGATGGAAGTAGAAATGTCACGCTTAGCGGCATCAGCAGGTCAACAAGTAACTGACCAAAACAAGCAGCAGGCAGCAGCCGCGCAAGCGCAACAACAGGCTAAAGATCCTATTATCCAGATGAAGCAACAGGAAGTTCAGATTAAGCAACAAGAAGTGCAGCTTAAAGCACAGAAAGACCAACTTGAGGCGCAACTCAAACAGGCTGAACTACAACGTAAAGCTCAGAAAGATCAGATGGATAACCAAATCGACCAACAACAACTGCAAATTGATAGACAGGAGTTGGAGATTGATGCTCAGAAAGCAGGAGCAAAACTGGCGGCAGATAGACGTACCGCTAATACTAAACTAGATTTAGACCTTATGAAGGCTAACTCTGATGCGATGAATAAACAACGTAAGGAATAACTTATGACTACCGTCTTAGACGTGCTAAAAGAAAAACTCGAAGAACATGTTTCTTCAGCACAAGAGTATCTTAGTTCTGGGGGTGCGAAGGATTATGCCCAGTACCAAGAAACTGTGGGTTTGATCCGAGGTCTCGAAACCTGCATCTCTTATACTAATGACCTCTCGCGTAATTACTTGGAAGAAGATGATGACTGATTTAACAATCGTGCAAAAAGATCCTGAAAATGAGAAAGAGCTTGAAGAAGCGTTACCGACTCCTGTTGGATATAGAATACTTGTAGCCCTACCAGAAGTAGAAGAAACTTTTGGAGAAAGCCGCATTATAAAATCTAGCAAAGAGCAACACTTGGATCACGTTCTATCTACTATTGGGTTAGTAATAGATATGGGTGCAGAAGCCTACTCTGATAAAGAAAGGTTCTCGGCTCCGTGGTGTAAGGAAGGTGACTATGTAATGTTCCGTGCCAATACTGGTACGCGATTTAAAGTGGGTAACACCGAGTTTCGTTTGATGAATGATGATTCAGTCGAAGCCGTTGTAGCCGATCCCCGTGCTGTAGCACGAGCGTCATAAGGAGAGTAACATGGGTTTTCAAAAAGTAGAGTTTGAGTTTCCTGATGAAAAGGAAGAAAATAACAACCTCGAAATCGAGGATTCTGGGGCAGTAGAAATTGATGTCTCAGGTAAAAAAGAAGCGGCTGATTATGAGCCAGAGCCAGAGGTTGAAGCCAAGGAAGAAGTCGAAATAGAAGTAGTCGACGATACCCCTAAAAAAGACCGCAACCGCAAGGCATCTGCCGCACCAGAAGATGTTACGGATGAAGAGTTAGAAAATTACTCTGAAAAAGTCCGTAAACGTATTCAGCATTTTAGCAAGGGCTACCACGACGAACGCAGGGCTAAAGAAACTGCCGAACGTGAACGCAAAGAGCTTGAAAGTTATGCTAGACAGTTAGCTGACGACAACAAAGCCTTACAAGAAAAAGCGGCTAAGAGCAACAAAGCGCTTATAGAGAAAGGTAAACAAGAAGCTGAGCGAGACGTAAAAATTGCTAAATACGCCTATAAAAAGGCTTACGATGCTGGAGACGCAGATAAAGTTTTATCCGCACAGGAGAAACTTACTGACGCTAAGTTAAAACTTACAAAGTTAGCCGATGTAGATAGTTCTTTACAAGAAGAGCAAGTTCCTGTACAAAGTCAAGAAACAGCGGTGCAAGTTGATGCAAAAGCAGACAAGTGGGCTAAAGATAACACTTGGTTTGGTTCTGACGATGAAATGACCGCATACGCTATGGGTGTACATAACAAGATTGTTAAAGAAGGTGTAGATCCTAGTAGTGATGAATACTACGAGAAAATTAATTCTCGTATGCAGTCTACCTTTTCTGATTATTTCGGGGAAGATGGACAAACTGAAGAGCAAGAAACTAAGAAGCGAAAATCTAATGTGGTCGCTCCCGCTACGCGGAGCACGTCGCCCAAGAAGGTGACATTAACGCGGACACAAGTAGCTATCGCTAAGAAATTAGGAGTACCGCTTGAACTATACGCCAAAAAGGTTGCTGAAGAGATGAGGAAAGTATAATGGCTGATAACAGACTAGATCGTGAATTAGAAACCCGTGAGAAAACTGCTCGTAAAACTGCATGGAAACGTCCAGAGGTTTTACCGTCCCCCAATCAAGAAGAGGGGTATGTATATCGTTGGATTAGGATTTCTACCCGAGGAAATGTAGACGGCATGAACGTCTCATCTAAATTGAGAGAAGGTTGGACTGCTGTGAAAGCATCGGATCATCCAGAAATTACACTTGTTACTATCGAGAATGAGAGATTTAAAGACAATGTAGTTATTGGTGGGTTGATGTTATGTAAAGCGCCTGTGGAGATGGTTCAAGAGCGTAATGCTCATTATGACCAGCAAGCTGCGGGGCAAATGGCTTCAGTCGATAACAACCTTATGAGGGAAAATGATCCTAGAATGCCCCTATTTAATGATAGGAAATCTAAGATCACTTTCGGAAAAGGCTAAATTAATTTAATTTTTAGGAGTATAACATGGCTGCTACAGCTTCTCCATACGGGTTAGTTCCCGTAAAAAATGCCGATGGGTCTGCCTACAATGGCGCTCGTGACGCATTTCCAATTTTATCATCAACCGGTAATATCGGTTATGGTACGGTTGTATTTTTAAACGCTGGTTTAGTGAACCTATCTGTAAAGAGTGGGTCTGCTAACGATAGCAATAACTTTGGTGCTGCTACTAACATTGGTGCGCTTGGCGTATTTGTTGGTTGTGAGTACATTAACTCAGAAGGTCAGTTGATCTTTAGTCAGTATTTTCCTACTGGCACATCAGGCGCTACTGCGTATGTTGTTACTGATCCGGGTGTTACTTTCCAAGCTCAAGCTGCGGGCGCTGTTGCCTCAACTACTCGTGGACTTAACGTTCATTTCTCTACAGATCAGGCTTCTGGTAAAACTAACACCACAACTGGTAAATCTACAATGGCTCTCGCTGCTGCTGAAACAACAGACTGCGCGTTTAAAATTGTTGGGTTTAGTGACCGTGGCGAGTCTGTTGCCGGAGACGCTGCAACAGATGTATTGGTTAAGTTCAACCCAAATTATCATAGCATGATGAACGCTACTGTAGGGAGTAATGCATAATGGCTATTTCAAGATCACAACTGCTTAAAGAGTTACTTCCCGGATTAAACGCTTTGTTTGGTTTGGAATACTCTAAATATGGTGACGAGCACGCAGAAATCTACGAAACTGAGACTTCTGATCGTTCGTTTGAAGAAGAAACTAAACTGTCAGGATTCGGTTCTGCACCTACTAAGTCTGAAGGCGCATCAATCGAGTATGACACTGCACAAGAAGCGTTCACCGCGCGCTACACGCACGAAACCGTTGCTATGGGTTTTGCAATCACTGAAGAAGCGATTGAAGATAACTTGTATGACTCTTTGTCTGCTCGTTATACCAAAGCATTGGCTCGCGCTATGGCGTACAGTAAGCAAGTTAAAGCTGCCTCTTTATTGAATGGCGCTTTCGATGGCGATACTTACGGTGATGGTAAAGTTCTTTGTGCAACTGACCACCCACTAGTTTCTGGTGGCACTAACTCAAACCGTCCTACTGTCGGAGCTGACCTTAACGAAACTTCTTTGGAAGCAGCTGTTATTCAGATCGGTCAGTGGACTGATGAGCGTGGCTTAAAAATTGCTACACAGCCTAAGAAACTAATTATCCCATCTGATCTACAGTTCGTAGCGACTCGTTTGCTTGAGACTGAAGGTCGTGTTGGTACTGCTGACAATGACATCAATGCTCTATCGAACAATGGTTCGGTTCCGGGCGGATACACTGTCAACCATTACCTAACGGATACTAATGCTTGGTTCTTAACTACTGACATTCCTAACGGCATGAAGCACTTTGTACGTGCGAAAATGGCAACCTCTATGGACGCTGATTTCGATACTGGCAACAGTCGCTATAAGGCTCGTGAAC